CCTATTGATGATTGACTCCTTTTCAAGGGGTGCCATTACCCACTTATCAACAACCTTGAAAGATCTTTTCAGGAATGTTAATTCGGATGCATGTTTGAAACGACCGGTTTGACTTTTATCACCAGCGGTTACAATTTGTCCAAATGAAGCCATAGCCTCTTGGATAGTCCGAAAATTGTAAGTGGATATCTTTGAATGGTGAATACTCATCACACCATCATCTCCAAAAGTCCTATCTTTGACGTATTTAGCGAAAACCTTGTAGTTATGAGCATGTTCGGGTTGGGTTTTAATCCAACATAACATAAGATTTAACATGTTAACTATACAGTTGAACATAGTTGTTATCCCATTACCAGAGGGGTTTCCACGAGTGGTCCAGTATAGATCTCCGTGGGTTGAGTGATAGGTGGTCATCACTTCAGACAGCAGAGTATGAACTCCCTTCATGAATTCGTGCAAATTGTCACCTGAGTATGTGTGAGCAGCCAGCCGTTTGATAAGCTGACAAGCCACATATTGAACTTGTCCATGTTGTTTGGCGTCAAAACTACTATAATCAAAATCAAGACATGTTTTCTTGAAAGACATTGATTTGAAGATTTTATTCCAATCTTCAGACATAACGTTCGTTGTCATACCGTGGTGGAATTCTTCCGGGAATGAGCAAAATGCACTAATTGCTACTCCCAAGTATTTCTTAAACATGAATACAGATGGAAATGTTGATGATACAAAGACACGAGCTGGTTTAGGTGTTAAAATCAGCTCCCCGTTAACCTCCCGGTATACGGTGCCTCTACATTCATCCTTAAGAGAATTCTTGTATGGTTCCAGAGTACGAATACCCTGTCGCATCAGATCATCCTTAATTTCCAAGTATTCTTTTAAGTGGTTTCCGTTGTCGTTATCCCTTATCTCCCAGCCTGTAGATGTTAATGTACAAAAGTCCCGTTTGGTTGTGTACAATTTGTTCCAGTAGATGCCAGGAGATGTAGTCAGATTTAGTCCATCAATATCATATTCGAATTCTCCATCCGGTATACCATTAAGAACCTCATGGGTCGTGAGAACGTCACGACTAGCTGTAACACTCTTCAGTGCTTCAGCAAACCATTGTCCTCCCATCAAAAGCAATCTAGTATCTTCAGATTCGCAAATTTCAGGCAGAGGCTCCAAATATTTAGAGGTTGCAGTTTGATAAAGGGATGGGCGTTCAAATTGATTGACAGCAAGAACACCTGGTGGGTATTCCTCAGCTAAAAGCAAAGCTGGTTTCTTTGGGTTGTCAACCATGCCATGAAGCAATCCGACCTTTAGGCGACTTCCGCCTTGATGGCATGTTTCTCCTTCAATATGGCCTACATATCTCCTTTGACTTGGTGCCAGCGATTTCTCAACTGGTGTTTGGTCGACAGGATATATAAGGTTTTGAATGGCACAAAACTCCATCTGGTTTACGGGCCTTCCCCGAATTTTCTCAATCATCTCTTGAGTGACATTTTGGATTGTCAGAACTGATCCATCCCCTCCAATATTCACACCGAGAATTTTCCTTGGACATCTTGGGTTTATTAAACCAACCGGGCCTCCACAGTCCCCGTTGAATGTTGGTACACCAAGCAAGAATCCAGAGTTCATCTCGATAATCCTACTAGTGGTTCGGTTAGTGTTTGTATAGGTCACTGTTGTTAAATCGTGACCTTTACTTCCTAGCCAAGCCATGCCAGATACAGGGTTATGTACCCAACAATGGAAAGTTCTCAGGACTGCTTCCATATCAGTCTCCTTTACGAAATGTTTGAAAAGGTTTTTGGTGGTCTCCTTGACCTTAATGAGAGCCAGATCCAATGACTCGTCTTGTTCAGTCCTAAAACTGACAACACTTAAAACATTTCCAGTGGCCACATTGACGATGGTGATCTTGGATGGATCCGCAAAAGCGAGGGCTTCTCTATCATCAACTATTGTTTTCAGAGCATGTTTCACAGTGAGAACTTCGTCCCCAGAATGAATACCATGCACTGTAGCAATAGATCCGCCGAAACGTTCAACCATAACTTTCACAAGTTGTTTCCTGAACTTTCCAGCTAATTCAAATGATAGCTTATCTCCTGTAGATCCATGGTTTTCCATAGTGGTCTCCTTCATTTCCTTGATGATGTCAGTTTCATATTCCTCGATGGCCGTTTCCAAAGTGATAGTATCCTGTACTTTAGCCGAGAAATTTCTACCTTCTGGAATAGTTAGCTCTCCATGATTATTGTACTCTAATGGTGCAAACTTACTTCTTTTTGTTTGTCGTAGAGCCACAGCTCCACTAGCAAGTTTGCCAGAAACACCCATAGTAGCAGCGGCAGCGATATACGCAGCATCGCCAGCTTCTTGGAAGGGTGAACCTTCTAGAGCATCATGGTATTGAGATAACTCATCCAATTGGCAGGTTGGGGTTAAGATCCGTTGATCATTGGTGTTACCAGGACCTGTGTGGTTGTGTCCTGGCATTATCATATGGTTGACACCTTGTCGGACAGGGATCTTCTTCTGTCCGATATAATGATTAAATTTGGCCTTTCGTTGACCAATGTAATGATTATCAGCAGTTCTCAAAATTGCTGCATCGAGCTCAGTTTGGCTCAGTTTCCTATCAGAGAGTGTGTCATACACACCCCGTTGTGTCATTCCAAAGAATTGGAATGGTAAGAAACAGTCATCCTCCTCAAAGGTCTTCCCTAAGGCGGCGGTCAACTTGTTGTGGTCAACAGCTTTCATGACTAATTTCAGATAGGACACTGAGCTTGGGTTAAG